AAGAAAGCCCTTGAATTAATTGAGAAAGGATTATCATCAGGAACAGTTTATAAATTAACTGAATCTCAGATTAATGATCTACATTCTAAATTAGTGTCTGAAGTTACTATGGTTTCAAAGAGCGATAGTGATACAATTAACAGATTGAAGACCGAGAAAAAACCTTTTGAGGTTTATGAAAAGGAGATGAAAGAAGACCAAGAAGATTCTATGGATTTTGAAAAGGGAGCGAGAAGCCAAGACCCTAAACAAGTTGGTCCATCAAGCAATGATGGTTTCGATAATTACGGAGATGGTACTGGTGAGTTTAATGAGTCTAAAACTAAAACTAACGCATATGCTATTTGTCATTCCCAAGTAGGACCAAAAAAGTCGAGAAAATGGCAAAGATGTGTCAAAGCGGTAGAAAAACAATTGAAGGAAGGAAAAAATCCCGTATCTTTGTTTATAGAAAACAAAATTATGGATATAGTATCAAAACACATACCAGCAAAAATGACGAAGGGTGATTTATTAAGATATGTTAATGAAGATAGTCCTGCAGTTGCACCAAGTAAGCCCAAAACAAATCCGGGAACAAAACCAGGGAAACCAGCAACGAGACCACAGAAACCTGGTCATCCATTAAAGAATCCAAACCCAGGTGAAAAACCAGCTCCCAAAGCTTCTAAGAAATCACATGAAGAAGCAAAAGATGAGGTTTTAGATTTAATAGTTCAAATTTTAAATAAATAATCATGGCAAAAAGAGTTAGAGAACAGATAGATTACGGTAATAGACCTGAAAGAATGGATCCTAATTTGGAAAGAAAATTAAGTGATCCTGAAAGTTTGTACGGTAAAAATCCTGCAATGAAGAAAGGGGCAGCTGATGTGGAAAGATTGGTTAGTGCAAGATTTAAAAAAGTTGCGGATAAATTAAAACAATCGGCAAATATTCAGGATTTAAGTCCTCGTACAGTACAAGCTCTTTACATGCAAATGATGTCAAGACTCCCTTACATTATGGAAATTGAGGCCGCCAATAAACAGGAACTTGAACAATTGGCGATAGATGCATCATTAGATGAAACTCAAGTACCTGAAGGATGGGTTGATATTCAAGCTAATTTAGGTGCTCCAATTGATGTTTCTAATTTTAGATATCAACCTGAGGAACCAAAAGATGATGAGGAAGACGAAGAAGAAAAAAAAGAAAAGTTAAAGTTATCTTCGTTTGATATTGATGAGTTAACGGATGAAGAACAATTAGAGTTAGAAAAACACAAGAGAAATATTATTAACGCAATAATTCAGGGAGCTGCGAAAAGAGGACATTATATTTTTCAAAAGCCAAATATAAAAAGAGCGTTGGACAGAATCGATCCACAATTATTCCCTCTTTATTTAGCGATAATGGCGGTTAATGACTACATGTATTTCACTCAAGAACAAATGATTGAAATGATGAGTCAGACTGGACAAGGAGTTGCGGGTAAAGTAGAATTAGATCCTGAAGGAGAAGAAGGTGAAGAAGGTGAAGAAGGAGAAGAAGGTGAAGAAGGTGGTGGAGAAATTGATACTGTGATTAAAGCTGACGGATTAATATTCCCAATCTTATGTCATGAAATTATAAAAGGTATTGAAGAATCAAAAGCGAGACACGGATTACCAAAGGAACCTGGAATGCGTCAAAAAGTACAAGGGCAAGTTGATACGTTGGCTAATGAACCAATGCAACTTAGAATTGGACCTGAGATTGTCGAAAAAATTAGATTTTCTTTACCTGACCAAATGTTTGATGATGATAACAGGGGTCTAATAAACTGGTTCCATATCTTGTTATACCAAATTGATGCAGCTGAATTCTTAGAAATTATCGGTAATGCAATTTCTGATGAAAAATCTAAAAACAAAAAAGCAACTGAAAGATTTGAAGAAATCATGAAGGAAGCTTTGCAGATGAAAAGCGAGTTCGAAGATTATCAAGAGGAAAACGACATTGAACCAACTGATGAGGACGACGATGAAGGACTTGATGACTTCTTAGGAAGTTTAGGTATATCGAGACCTAAATAAGTCACTGTGACAAAAGAACAATTAATTATTGAAGCTACGAAGTGTATGAAAAACACTCCGTATGCCATGAGAACATACCTTCAAACGTTTGACAATACGGTGAAAAAGTATGTTCCTTTGGATTTATTCCCTGACCAAGTTACATTGGTTGAAGATTACGACAACTTTAACGAAAATATTGCCCTAAAATATAGACAAGCGGGTGTATCGACGGTAACTGCTGCTTGGGCTTCGAAAAGACTTGTATTTGCAAAAAAGAATAACCCCGAAAAGGTTCTTATTATTGCCAACAAACTTGACACCGCAGTTGAGTTTGCCAATAAAGTTAGATCATTCACTGAACAATGGCCTTCGTGGGTTGGTGCAGGATTCTCTCCTGACAAAAACGCCGCTCGACATTTTAAACTTATAAATGGATGTGAAGTTAAAGCCGTTGCAACTTCAAAGGATGCCTTACGTGGATATACTCCAACAATATTAATTTTTGATGAAGCCGCCTACATTGAAGCCGATGATGACTTTTGGGCTGCCTGTATGGCCTCACTATCTACGGGTGGTAAGGTTATTGTAATTTCTACACCAAATGGATACGATCCGATTTATTATGAAATCTACGATCAAGCGCTCAGAAAGATGAACACGTTCAATATCACTGAGATGTTTTGGTTTAAAGATCCAAGATACAATAAAGATTTACAGATGATTAAAACCGAAGATCTTATTGAATATCTTTTAAATCGAGAAAATTACCCTGACACAGAGATAGTTGATCTTACGGTTGAAAATCCATATGAGAGAGATTACACGATTGTAAGTGAATATTTGGATAAAGGATTTAAACCTTATTCGACATGGTTCGAGGGAATGGTTAAAAAACTTAAGTATGATAAGAGAAAAGTTGCACAGGAATTAGAGTGTAACTTCTTGGGATCGGGTGATAATGTGTTTGATGCCAACCAATTGATGAGAATCAAAGAAAACGACATCAAAGAACCAGATGGAAAGATGATGGCTGGTAATTTGTGGATATGGAAAGAACCTGTATTAACACACAAGTATATTATGGGTATTGACGTATCTAGAGGTGATTCAGAGGACTTCTCATGTATTGTAATCATAGACTTCGACGATAGAGAACAAGTGTTTGAATACGTCGGAAAACTACCACCAGATACATTGGCGGAAATTGCATTTAAGTGGGGTAATATGTATAATGCTTTTGCCGTTACGGATTTAACAGGAGGTATGGGTGTTGCAACAGCAAGAAAACTACAAGAGTTAGGATATAAGAATTTATACGTTGAGGGTGTTACCGACAAAAACAAATATAAATGGGATCCCAAAAGAGATGAAAAAATACCGGGAATTAATTTTAATAACAAACGTGTTCAAATTATTGCTGCATTTGAAGAGGCACTAAGACATGATTTTAAAATTAGATCGTCAAGGTTATTGAATGAAATGGGTAAATTCATATATGTTCATGGAAGACCCGATCACCAAAAAGGACATCATGACGATTTGATTATGGCGATATCTATGGCAATTTATGTCGGAGATACTTCATTCCAAAGTTTATCCAAAGTTGTAAGTCAAACAAAGGTCATGATTGATGCATGGCATACAAGTGTTAGCGAAAATAAAAATAGAGCTGACTTTTTTAATCCTATGATACCTGCAGGTGGAACAAATAGTGGAAGGTATCCATCAGAAGCAACAAAAAGCGATTATCAAAAGTATTTATGGTTATTCGGGAAGTAATCTATTTAATATTTCCACGAAACAAATAGAATTGTAACATGAGTGAAAAGAACCTAACGGTCTGGCAAAGATTATCCCAAGCTTTTGGTCCTAATTCTCTTTTGAATCAAGATTATCCTACGCTGAAATTTGATAAGAAAGAGTTATTAAGAACCCAAGATAAGGAACAGTATGAGCGTGAAAAACTTCAGGCGCAACAAACCTTTTATCTGTCCAACCAATGGGCGAAAGTTGAGAATAATATGTATTCTCAAGCGGTTTACTATGAACCAACAAGACTTGCATCAGTTTATGATTATGAGTCGATGGAGTATACTCCTGAAATTTCTGCCGCGTTAGATATCTACGCTGAAGAATCTACAACAACAAATGAAGATGGATTTATATTACAAATTTATTCTGAGTCAAAAAGAATAAAAGGTGTATTAGCCGATTTATTTAACAATACGATGGATGTTAACACTAACTTAGCGATGTGGACAAGAAACACATGTAAGTATGGTGATAATTTTGTGTATCTCAAATTAGACCCTGAAAAAGGTGTTGTTGGTGTACAACAATTACCGAACATTGAAATTGAAAGGGTTGAGGCAGGTATGCACGAAAGAAGAGCTCAATCTATTGAAAACCCAACAGAACACAAAGCACTTCATTTTACTTGGAAGAATAAAAACATGGAGTTTCAATCATGGGAAATTGCTCACTTTAGATTATTAGGTGACGACAGAAAACTTCCATACGGAACATCTATGTTGGAAAAGGCAAGAAGAATATGGAAACAATTATTGTTATCTGAAGATGCAATGTTAATCTATAGAACATCAAGAGCACCTGAAAGAAGAATTTTCAAAGTGTTTGTTGGTAATATGGAAGATGCAGATGTTGAAGCTTACGTACAACGTGTTGCAAACAAATTCAAAAGAGATCAGGTTGTTGATCAAAAAACAGGTAATGTTGATATGAGATTTAATCAGATGGCAGTTGACCAAGATTATTTCGTACCTGTTAGAGATCCGGCAGCTCCAAGTCCAATTGATACATTACCAGGAGCTCAGAACTTAGCCGAAATTGCGGACATTGAATATATCCAAAAGAAACTTTTGACCGCACTTCGTGTACCTAAAGCTTTCTTAGGTTTTGAGGACGTTGTTGGTGATGGAAAAAATTTAGCTTTACAAGATATTCGATTTGCCAGAACTATTAATAGAATTCAAAAGAGTATGTTAGCAGAACTTAATAAAGTTGCTATCATCCACTTATTCTTATTAGGTTTTGAAGAGGAGATTGAAAACTTTACACTTGGATTAACAAACCCTTCTACTCAAGCCGATTTATTGAAGATCGATGTTTGGAAAGAGAAAGTGTTACTATACAAAGACGCAGTTTCAGACCCTGGAAATGGTATACAACCTGTATCTTCTACTTGGGCTAAAAAACACATTCTTGGATTCTCCGACGAAGAAATTAAAGTTGATTTACAACAACAAAGAATTGAAAAGGCTGTTGGTGAAGAACTTAAAAATACTCCAGCGGTTATTCAAAAGACAGGAATATTTGATAATATAGATAAGTTGTATGGAACCGTTTCAGGTTCAACAGCATCAGGAGCAACTCCTGAAGGTGAAGTAACAGAACCGTTAGGAGGAGGATTCCCTACACCACCTGCAGGAGGTGAAGAATTACCACCAAGTCCTGAAGAGGCACCTGCGGGAGAAACACCACCTGAAACAGTACCAGAATCTCGTTTCGCTAATATGAATATTTTGTTAGATAATGATATGATTAAAGGTCGAGATATTTTAGATTTGAGTCAAGGTCAACAATTTTTAGGTGAAATGGAAAAAGAATTGGATGCCTTATTAAATTCCTAATATTTATTAAAAAAATAAGTCCCAATGACATTCGGAGAAGTAAAATCCATAATAGAAGAGAGTTTAATTGAGTCGTACAAAGACCAAAAAAATTTTAAAAAGGTGATGAACGAGTTTCATCAAAACGTGCTGACTAATAAATCAATCTCAAAACTATATTCTTTATATGATGATTTAACATCAGAGAAAGGTATGTCCGAATCTGACGCCAAAGAATATTTGGAAGAAGGGATTAAATTAATTCAAACAATCTTAGGTTCTTCGAAATTACCTAAGTTTAGTTCAAAGACTATCAATAACAAATATTCTGATTTAGATAATATCGTTTATACTAAAACTTTGAATATTTCTGAAAGAATTCAATCTAAGAAAAATCTTGTAGATACATTAAAAAGATCACCTAATAAAGTTAACGAATCAATTAATATTCCATTAAAGTCTATGGTTAGTGTTGCTAATCAAACTTTAAAAAGTTATATTGATACAATGGATGAAAATACTAAAAAAGATTTTCTAAAAGTTGTTAAAGGTAACCCGAAAGATTTGGAGACAGAATTTACAACTATAAAAGAAAGTGCAATAACAAAGCTACAAACTATTTTAGAGGGAGAAAGTGAATTCGAATTGAAATCAAAAATTTCTGAAACTATTGATAAAATCAAAGGAGAAGAATTCAATCAAATGAACTATGTTAGAATTAGTTCCTTGGAAAAATCCATCTAACCTTTTCTCATTCTTTCTGAGTAGATTGCTTTTAATTTTTGTGTTCTCTTTTTGACTGACGGCTTCACAAATTCTTTTCTTTCAAAAAGTATTTTTTGTTGTTTTGTTTTAATAACTTTAGACTTAAGAGTTTTTAATGCTCTTTCTATATTTTCATTTTTTCCAATTTCTACAATAATCATAATATTAAATATATTTTAGATTCGTCATTTTTTGACTAATGGTATAAAATTTTTTATGTTTATACAAACAACTAAACTTTTATAACATGAAACATAATGAAGAAAGGAAAAACGTCGAGAATAAATAATTTCGAATCCTTAAAAGTTAATTTTGGAACTGTGGATTCCAAAACACTAAAATCAATTTACATAAACATACAATCATGGGTCAATCCCAAAATATCATCAGACAATTGGAATCGAATTGTTTGTAACCTTAGTAGAGAAATAAAACATTCAGTATACAATAATCTTGATAGAAACTTATATGAAGAAAAAACAATAGTAGATCTTGATCTTAGAACCAGTGGAATTGTGTACGGTAAAAAATCCTTCCTCAATTTAGAAATTAATCTTTTCACTATATCAGAATTAGATTTCAAGTCTACACAAGTTAAAGACTCTATCAAAAAAATCGTACAAAAAATCAATAATGAAAACTTTAATAATAATTCTTATTTTGATTTTACACTAACAAAAAACGGAAATATTAACAAATCAGAGCCGCAAGTATATTTATAGAAAAAGTTTAAATGAAAGAATTACGTATACTTGGTCCTAATGAATCAGGAAAAGGAATTTTGATTGAAATGGACGCGGGATATGTTTCTCCTACGGACATACTTAATGAATCTGTGTTTAAAGAGAGTAACATGTTGGACTATAAAAAACCCTTTGAATTCTACGCGGTTTTACAGAAATATAATACGCCCAACAGAAACGGAAGATTTTACCCTGAAAGAATATTGAAGAGAGAAGCGGATAGATATAAAAAAACTATATCTAAAGGTTTATCAACATCAGAACTAAATCACCCTGAATCTTCTTTGATTGATCTTGATAGAGTTGCTCATATTATCACCGATATTTGGTGGGAAGGAAATATCTTAATGGGTAAATTGAAATTATTAACATCGCCAGGATTTCATGAGAGCGGTATCGTGTCAACTAAAGGAGATATTGCTGCTAACTTAATGAGACAAGGGGTTACCATGGGAGTATCATCAAGAGGCGTAGGATCTCTAAAAAAGGTGGGTGAAAGAAATGAAGTACAAGATGATTTCGAATTGATTTGTTTTGATTTGGTATCGTCTCCGTCAACACCAGGAGCATATTTGTTCCCTAATCCTGAAGACAGATTAAAATATGAAGAAAATTTAGATGAAGAAAAAATAATGTCAGGTTCGGTTCAAGGAGACACAGGTAAGTCTATTGATTTAATGAAAAAATTATCCGACTATTTGAGTAAATAAAACATTATGGACGAAAAATATTTTGTAGCAAAAATTACTTACGATTTACCTGATGAAAATTCCGGTAAAATCAAAAAGATTAGAGAAGAAAAACTTGTTAAAGGTTTTTCAGTTACCGATGTAGAATCTAAGGTGACTAAGAAGTATGAAGGTTTCTCACATGAGTGGAGAATAACCTCAGTATCTGAAAGTAAAATTGACGAAGTAATTGATTAAAAAAAAAAGAATAAAGTGGTCTGAGACCACTTTTTTTTTGTCTGGATATATTTATAGATTAAAAGAATATGAATATATTAATATCAAACAACGACGTAAATAAGGTTATTCAAAACAGTACAATCCTTGAAGGAATTACCGCAGCTACGTCATTAGGTTTAACACAATACAGTGTTAGCCCATTATCAGTATCCAATGTTGTAGTTAACAACGAATTAGGACAAGGATATGCTTTAACTCTAAATCAGAATTCAACAGATACTAAATACTTAGTATTTGATACATCTACAAACAATGTTTTGTCATGGGTTGATACTAATTACCCATCAGCAACTATTGTAAATTTCTCGAAAACAACGTGGTCATTATACACAATTTAATTTTTTTCCATTTGGATACTATTTATTAGGATAAAATAATAATTTTTCTATGCAAGAAAATAAATCAATTGTTGAAGAGGCGCTTATTCAAATGAGAAATGTTGAAGAAGCTATTGCCCAAAATGCAAAAGGAATACTTGCTTCTACTATGAAGGAAGAAATCAGTCAATTAGTAAAGGAATCTCTATCTGAACAAGAAGAAGACGAGGTTGAGTTAGACTTAGATGCTGAAATGGACATGGATTCTGATGAAGAAGACATGGATATGGATGTTGATAACGAAGATGAAGACGAGATCGAAATGGATCTTGATGCATCTGACGACTTTGATTCTGAAGAACCAATCGATCTAACAGGAGCATCCGACGACGAAATCCTTAAAATTTTTAAGGCTATGGGTGAAGAAGATGGTATCATCGTTAAAAAAGACGGTGACGATATTCACATCACCGATAACAATCAAGATGCTGAGTATTTAGTTAAATTAGGTGAATCAGAAGAAATGGAAGAGTCTATGGATGACGAACTTGATGAAGAAGACATGGAATTAGACATGGATTCTGAAATGGGTTCAGACATGGGTTCAGAAGCAGATATAGACATGATTGTTGACAAATTATTCGACGGAGATTCTCACCTTGAAGAAGACATGGATGACATGGATGACATGGATGATGAAGAGATGAACGATGAAGAAATGGACGAAATTGTTTATGAGATAGAGATGGACGACGAAATGGCTGAAGAAGATGACATTGACCCAATGGGTGGAATGTCAATCGACGTTGACTCAGAAATGAGTGAAGAATCTATGGATTCTGAATTAGACATTGAGATGGAATCAGAAATGTATGAGGAAGATGAAATGGAAGAATCTTACGACCATAAAAGAGTCGGAGTAAAAGAGGCTAAAATGGCAATGAAACCTAAGGGTATTGGCATGGGAAAGCCTGACTTCAAATATGACGGTGAAACAGAATATAAATCACCAAAGAAAATGAAGCAAGGAACAAAAGGCGTTGGTATGGGTAAACCTAAGTTTGAATACAAAAAAGGTGAAAACATGGAAGGCAAAGCTAAAAAGGTTGAAACTAAAGAAGGTCAAGGATACAAAGACAAAGAAGATGAAAAGTTATCTATGAAGCATGGTAAAATTGCTTCTAAGAAACTTGATTCTACAAAATCACGTAGAGATGACGCTAAATTCGAAAAGAAAGAAACTAAAGAAGCTGCACGTACATATGGTTTTGGCTCTAAAGAAGGCAGAGGATTAAGAAAAGGTATTACTAACAACAGAAATTACGTTTACGGTAATAACGGAGTTAAAACCGAATCTATTGAAGATGAAGTAAAACAATTAAGAGAAAAGAATGAAGAGTACAGAAAAGCACTTAACATTTTTAGATCTAAACTTAATGAAGTTGCAATATTCAACTCAAACTTGGCATACGCTACAAGATTATTTACAGAGCATTCAACAACTAAGAAAGAAAAGATTAATATCTTAAGAAGATTCGACGGAGTTGAAAGTTTAAAAGAATCTAAAAATCTATACAAAACTCTAAAAGATGAGTTAGGTCATGTTGAAACACCAAGTAAATCTATTAACGAATCTGTTAGTAAGATTGACAAAGTAGTAACTACAGGATCATCAGCTACTATAATGGAAAATAAAACCTATGAAGCTCCTCAGTTCTTAAGAATTAAGGATCTTATGAGTAAAATAGGATAAATAAAAAATAAAAAAAAACAAAACATACTAAAATGGGAGCATTATTAGAATCAGGTCTTGTTGGTAACATCGGTCTTAAGCACCTTAAGGTTATCAAAGAAGACACAATCAACAAATGGGACAAATTAGGCTTTTTAGAAGGTCTTAAAGGTCACCAAAAGGAAAACGTAGCTCAGTTATTTGAGAACCAAGCATCATATTTGATCAATGAAGCTGCAACAACAGACTCATCAGGTTCTTTCGAAACTGTAGTTTTCCCAATCGTTAGAAGAGTTTTCTCTAAATTATTAGCTAACGATGTGGTATCAGTACAAGCAATGAACTTACCAATCGGTAAATTATTCTACTTTGTACCTCATATCCAAAGATATCAATCACCAGATCAGTTATTACCTCAAGATGGTGGAGATCACTACGCACCTTTTGGAGCACCAAATGGTCCTGCATCTCAACAAGCTGGTTATAATCCAAATGACAAAGATCTATATGATCTTTTCTATGAAGGTAACGAACCAGATTTGGATCCTCCAGGTCTATTCGATTATTCTAAAGGTACTTTCTCTGCAATGACTTACACAGCTTCAACTCAAGTTTGGGATTCAGCTGGTAACGCATTAATCCAATCAGGATACGCAGCAGGTACTTACAGAAAAGTTATTATTGCTTTATCTGGTTTCCAATCAGCAGGTCAAGGTCAATTAATCGGACCAGATGGTAACGAACAAGATACAGAAGCTTTCTTAGCTTCATTACAAGTATTACCAATCACTAACGCTACAGCAAACGGATTCTCTGGTGTATCTTCACCTGTATTATTCAGAGTTGTGACTCAAGTTTATGGTAAGGGTATCGTTCAATACGGTGGTCAAGCACAAACTACATTCCCTACAACAGGAAATGGTGGTTCTTACAATAACGTTTGTGATTCTAACGGAGTTATCTATTTAGAGGCAGACCTTCAAGTTCCTTGTGAAGTTGGAGCAAACTCTTTAGATGGTTACTCAGGTTTCACAACAACTGTTGCTACAGCTTACAACCAAGCGTTTAAGTGTAAGTACAGAGTGTACAAAGAAATGGAATTTGAAGACAGATTAGGTGAGGTTTCTTTTGACCTTCAAGCAGTAACAGTTTCTGTTACAGAAAGAAAGTTAAGAGCACAATGGTCACCTGAATTGGCTCAAGACGTTGCGGCATTCCACAACATCGATGCTGAAGCTGAATTAACAGCTTTATTATCTGAGCAAGTTGCAGCAGAAATCGACAGAGAAATCTTGAGAGATCTTAGAAAAGGTGCAGCTTGGAACTTAAGATGGAACTACAACGGATGGAAGCAATTAGGTAACAACGCAGTTCCTTACACTCAAAAAGATTGGAACCAAACGTTGATTACAGCAATCAACCAAATTTCAGCTCAAATCCACAAATCTACTTTAAGAGGTGGAGCAAACTGGATCGTTGTATCTTCTGAAATCAGTGCTATTTTTGATGACTTGGAGTATTTCCACGTTTCAAACGCAGCTCCTGAGCAAGATCAATACAACATGGGTATTGAAAGAGTTGGTACTTTAGCTGGACGTTACCAAGTGTATAGAGATCCTTACTTCCCTGCTAACCAAGTGTTATTGGGTCACAAAGGAACTTCTTTACTTGATACAGGTTACATCTACGCACCATACGTACCTTTACAACTTACACCTACAATGTACAATCCGTTTAACTTCACTCCAATCAAAGGTATCATGACTAGATACGCTAAGAAGATGGTGAACAACAGATTCTACGGTAGAATTACAGTTGATGGAGTTAGAACTTTCGACTTAAGAGAATTGAGATAATCAATTATCTAACAATACAAAAGGGTCCTCAAAAGGGACCCTTTTTTTATCTCCTCAATTTACTATATGTTACACGATATTTTAAAGTGTCAATCATTTGGTATGTTGTAGAATCTTGTACAGACCAAAATTTTACATTAGACGGATAATTAAAAACTTGTTTCATATTATACTTTCGATGGTTAACTAAGTAACTATTGTATAATACTTTGTTTGAACATGATGTTGTGATGAAAAATAACCCAACACAAAGTAATAAAAATATTTTTTTCATAAATCTTTAATAATTTCAGCAAAGATAGTGTTTTTTATAAAATACACAAATTCTTTATTTGAAAGATATTTATAAATAAAATGTAATGGGTGGATTAATAATTAGTGAAAGTGAAAGGGTTGACATATTACGTCAATATAAATTGATTTTAGAACAAAAAGAAGTTGCCAGATCCCCATTAGTTATTGATAAGTTGATTACATTCCCTCAGGGGTATCACAGTGTAAAATATTTAACTGATTTAGTACCTGAAATAGAAAAAATAACTGAATATTTAAAATCCTCCAAAGGTAAAACCTTTGTGGTCAATGTTGAAATTTCTTCAGGTGAGTCTCAAATACCCAATAATGACAAAGAAACTGAAGAAAAGGAAGGTAGAAAACAAGGGTGGTTAGCCCAAAAAAGACAGACATCAATTACACAATACATTACGGATCAATTAAAATCCTACGTCGATTCGGGTTTATTAGCGTCATTACCCCAATTTACTGTTAATCCTATTACGATAGGTGAAACTGCATGGGTGGGACAAACATTTAAACAACCTAACGGTGAAAAATATCTTTGTACTGAGAAAGAAATTAGAACAGGTTGTGCAAAAAAATTTTACGCTTGTAGACAATCAAGTTGTAAGGACCTTGCCGAAAAATATGCCAGTGAACAATATATTCGTGTGAATATAACTTTGAACGAAGAAATAGAAGAGATATCTGAAGAAAAAAAGTGTTTAGATAATATGACAATTGAGGTTAACTATACTAAAAATGACCATAATTGTAATGCTGCAGTTTATAAAATTTTTATCAACGATATTCTCTTAATTAGGGATGACGGAAAACCTTTTGCAAGTTTGAATAATGATACAGTAAACACTAACAAAGAACTTGATTATTATAACAATGACCTCAAAAAAGGTGGCGCTAGATATAATAAATTTATTATTACTCCCGAGATTGCCGCACAATTATTAGAAGGTGGTAAAACTACTTTTACTATTAGTGCAATGTGTTGGAATCCATTGGGTTATAGTTTCCCTAGTTGGGGAACTGGTTGTCACGAAGGTGTTGGTAATATTATTGTTACAAATGGTAATGGAGAAAAATTTACGTATGATTCGGTGACTCCAAGAAAAAAAGATGAAGTCAAAGTTTTGGTAACAATTAATTCTTGTGGGTCTAAGGTGGTGAAAAAATAATTGATTTCAAACAAATCCTCGATATATTTATTTTTAGATTTTAGTTTATCAGTCCCCAGTCTGAATGGCTGTATAGTATTCACGGATACAAAGGTATTGGTAACGTAGTCATAAGCTAATATAAAATTAAAAAAAATGAATTACGCAACACAAGTGAGCAAGCCGACTGCGCACATCACAAAGAAAAAGTCGAGATTAAAAGTCTATAATGGACACGTTGTCTTCCTTAACGATAAAGACAATTTTGAATTCGAAATCCATAATCCAAAAAACAAAACGGTTCTCTGTAAGATTAAATTGAATGGTGAATACATTTCCACAAGTGGTGTTGTATTAAGACCAGGTCAGAGAGTGTTTTTAGAACGTTTCCTTGACTCCAATAACAAGTTTGAGTTCAGTACCTACAAAGTAAAAGATACGTCTGAAAATAGGTCTGCAATCGATTTAAATGGAAATGTATTAATCGAGTTCTATGATGAACAACAAGTTGTAAATAATTTCTATTTAGGTGGAAGAACATTGTATGGTAGTCCAAGTACCATTGGTTATGTTCCACAATTTGGAACAACGATTACAACAACAGGAGGAGTTACATATGGAACAACTAATCTTGGTAATTATAACTCAACTTATACAAGTTCTGTTACTATGGATTCAGTTGGTAATATTGAAACAGGTAGGGTTGAAAAAGGGAATGAATCAGATCAATCTTTTACCAATTCATACGAACAATTTAATTATCATACATCACATACAATTAAGTTTAAAATTGAACCTGCAAGTACAAAAAACATTGAGGTAGATGAAATCAGAAACTATTGTCCTGAATGTGGTAAAAAACAAAAGAAGGAACATAAATTTTGTCCTTCTTGTGGAACAAAATTATAAACGAAAAAGGACCCCGTGAGGTCCTTTTTTTTATTCTGTAGATATTATTCTTAGTGATTTTGATATTGATTCAGATTCTTTGAGATCATACAATCCTCTTTCATATCCGTATTTAAGTGCCTCTGCAATAATCAGAATGGCTTGTTCTTTTTTTAGGTTGTCTAAAAAAACACCTAATGATTTTTCATCTGCATATTGGATGGTACCAAATAGTGCTCCTTGAATTTGTTGTTCAGTTGCTCCTGTCATAATTGTAATTTTATGATATTTATTTACATGAGTAAAGATTTCTTGAAAGAAGATTTAGCAGTTTGGTTTGGAACTAAAAAGAAACCTAAGGGTAGTAAACAACCACAGGGACCATGGGTTAATATTTGTCGTAAAGATAAGAATGGTAAACATCCTACTTGTGGTAGACCTGAAGCAGATGATAAGGGTTATCCTAAGTGTCGTGCTATGGGTGTTGCTAGAAAAATGTCTGAGGATCAAAAAAGGGCGGCATGTAGACAAAAAAGGACTGCGGAGAAAAAGGATACTCAAACAGGTAAAGGTCAAAAACCTGTAAGAACTTCATACAAACCAAAAAACGAAGGAATCAGAGGAATTATTTTTAAGATACTAAGAGAGTCCTTCTAATATTTTCTTTAATGAATGTTTAATGTTATTAGTAATTTTTACCTCTAATTCATTTTTTTTCTTTTCGGAAATATCATCAAATTTTTTTAGAATTTTACTGTAACATTCGTTATTTTCCATATAAATACTATAACTGTATATGTGATTGATGATATGGACGACTCTATTCTCTATGGTGATAGCCATTCCTTTTTCATCATTAACAATAAATCTTTTGTTGGATACTGGTGCGTAAACTAACGTTGTGTCCTCGTAATCAAGAACCTTTAGGACGATATCTGTACATGTTTCAACTTCTTCAGCTATCGGAGGCCTTGGGTCGAATTTATCTTTTAGATACAAAAATAGTTTAAATAGTATTCCAGAATTTTCATTTTGGTTCATATTACAAATATAAATCAATTTTTCGAATTAACAATATGCACCTGAACATTGTTTTTTACCGTCTAAACCTTTGATTTTTCCTTTACAAACTTGAACTGCATATCCGTTAGCATAAGCACTTGGGTAAACCTTGAATTTGGATTGAGCTGCTGATTTGCCTCTTGCACAAAGTTTTGTCCCTGTTTTTTTTCTACCTTCTGTCATTTCTTCGTAATCAATATATTGGTTACTTTTTTTTGTTTCGTTCATCATAAAATCAAATACTTGATCTAAATTTTCTTTAGCGACACTGATGTGGTCATCTGCCCAATCATGTCCATTTTGAATAATTTCATCAATAATTTCTTCATCTAATTCCATCAACATATCGATTTGTCTTTTCATTTGTTGAAGATTGGAAAACGTCATATAGTTTTCAGTTCTGTGATTGGCCTCGTTTATTGCCCTTCTTATCAAATCAGTAAGTTGTGATTCTGATAATGTTACGATTTTCTTTGTCATATTATTTCTTATTAACGATTTGAAATTTTAATTGTCTTTTATAAGTATCTTTCTCTCCATTAGTATTCACTCTAATGTCCACAAAATATTCATTTGGAATCTTGTCTTTCATATCGAATATGAAATAAAATTCATTTGGTGTTCTATTAATTTTAGTCCAATCTTGTACTTGAACTTCAGTTTGACCTTCCATGACATAAACTCTATAAAAAGCTTGAACATTTTGAAGAACTGTATTTGTACTGTAAGCTCGTTTAACAACAACACCTACTTTTCTGACATCTGTATTTAATATTTTTTCATCTTGATTAATTCCGTAGAAAGTAAAACCAAAATTGGATGGATCTTGTGATTGAGATCCGATAATAATATTTGCCTGAATAGGTAATAAAACAAATTCATTTATGACGTTTGGAATAGATTGACCATTTATAACTAATCCTGTCCAGTTATCATAATAGATACAAGGTGTTAGGTTCGGTAATATATCTGGTATAGACACTTCGTAAACCCCTTTTGTACGTAAACAAGTAGGTAAACTATTGAGACCTGGTATAACATTACCATTTGCGTCTTTAACATCTACCACAGGTAATTGATCTAGGTTTGCGAAATCACCGTTTTGGTAAACGTAAAGATATAGATTATTAATTTTACCTTTTGTAAATGTATTTCTATCATCATCGATTAAGTCATCGTAATTTGTTAAAAGATATGGTTGATAGAATGTTTGAGTGTGTCTTGAGAAAAACCCTACACTATAGTTTTCAGTAAGTCCTGTGATGTTCTCCAATTGAGGGTAATATGCAACTCCCCAACCTGTTACACCTGTTAAAGATCCAGCAAGAATAGAGTTGATTTCGTTTGTCATATCAAAATTGATATCTTCATTACCGAACTCAAAATGTTGAACATCAACAATTGTTAATGCTGAATAATTTACTGTAGATCCTGTACCACTATTTGTATTATCGTAGATACCATCTGTAGACCAATCTAATATTGTACTTCTTTGGTACCAGTTAGATGCTCTATCAGAAAAGGCTTTGTCCAATCCTGTTTCATCAGGAGATAATTGTCCTGTTGCAGAATTTCTTGTGGCTTGAAAATTATAATAATCATATCCAACACCTTCGTCCCATGTCTGAGGTAATCCTGTTGATCCTGAAACTTTAGGTATCCTAAATAAAATTAAATCGAAAGAGGTTGCTCTTCTTGCTTCATCGGACATATACGTGTTCAACAAATCCAAATCAAATGTTGAGGTATTTGTCATCGTTAAGGTATGTGTTATTCCTGAGAATCCGTTTGTACATCCTGTAGATATTTCACCTGTGGCAACTTTTGCCTGCAATTCAGAAAGATCCAAATCAAAAATAAATCTTGAATATCCTGTAGGGGCAATAATGTTTTGTGTGTTACCAAAATTTAATTGAGTAACAGGATTTCTTCCCGTATTAACGTAATTGCCAGATACAATTGTATTGTTCCTGTTGAAATATGATCTTAAAATTGACATTTATCTTTTTCAATAAATATCAATTGATTCGGATATTGCCGTTGAGGATTTTTTGTGACGCTTGTTGTATTTCATTTAGTATCGAAGGGATGTCTGATCCGTTTGTTGCAACAGGAACTGGAGGTAACCCATGAAACGGATGAACGTGACCAACTAAAAACTGAACAATTAGATTGATTAATTGTAATAACTCTTCCCCTCTAACACTACTTGACGTTTGATTAAATAATTCGTCCACAAACTTATCTTGACTAATACCATATAAAGTCCCGTCTAAATTGATTTTAGTTTTATTTGGTATTTTTGATTTGTGAGATAAAATATAAACATTGTCTGCTCCAACCACACCATACGACGAAGGTGTTTGTGTGTAATCTATAATTGGTTCAATAACCTTTTCGGGAGTATATTGTTGACCATATGCGTTCTTCCAAAAAACTAATCCTGATCCATTAATGTTAGCTGCAGGATTTGGTTTCGAATTTGTAATAATATATGTGGCATTTAATCTTTGTACTTTAACAGATGGATCTTGATTATTTTGAAATGAGGTTAAGGATATTGAAGGTCTAAAAAAATAAGGTGTGTTAGTATTGTCGTTATATGCTTCGAGTACTGAATTTATTTTTGCAACCGTTTCATTCATTGTTAGTCGACTGAATGGAATAACTTCTTTCAGTGCTTTATTCGGATAACTCTTGGTTGAAGTAAATTCGTCATCAGTCAAAACTTGTGAGGTAAACGAATACACGTTTATTTCACCTGTGAAAGAGTTCTGTGAGTTTTCAGGATTTAATATATTGTATTCAATTAAAAACTTAACAGATTGAATAATTTGATTTAATTTAGTATACTTATTGAACCCTTGAGTTTGTTTGGTATTTCTAAATTGAGTCAATTGTATGAATGATCTTCGAGTATAAGCTATGGGTAATTCGTTAGGATTAAAATATAATGTTTTACCCGCTCTAAGTAATAATTCATCTTCCTTTACAACGACGTCCGCACTTTTTCTACCCATAAGAGCGTTATCACCTGGTTCAGGGAAGACGCCAAAACTTTTACTATCCTTATAAGTACCATTTTTGTTTTTTATGGGAAGAGATGGAGCGTATTGTACACCCGTAGGTAAATTTTGATCAGCTCCGTCGTTCTTTTCGAAGTTAGTATTCATCGGTGATGAAAACGGTCCTTGAATATAAAACTGATTGCTAAATTGTATTCTTGGGTTGGAGTATATTATTTGTATAAGTTCATCAACCTTTGGTATTTGACTAATGAAAAATGGTAGTAATGATAAATAAACAAAAGGATCTCTTGGCCCCCAAGGATCTTCTATGGGGTTCCAATCAGGAATACCTTCGTAAATTGATTGTACGTTATCGGTTAAACCAGACGCTCTTACTCTACCAAGTAACATTGGGTCTTGGTTGTCAAAAACTACTCCAGTAAAGAGTATTTTGGATAATATCAAACTTGAATCTGGTCCCATTATTTTTGTCTAGTTTCGTACTCAGTTAATAAAGAGTCATACGTCTCTTCAAGTTTATCAAAATATTGTGTTAGAATAATTAATTCTTTTTTTGTTTTTTCGAATTCATCTGTTAATTCGCTCATCATCTCCACTAATTTTTTATTAGGTAGATTTTTTTTGTTTTTTGATTCTTCAATTATTTCATTCAAGTTCATATTAAAACTTTTTTCCAGATAAAGTTAATTGCGATGGTCTTCCTGACGGTAATATAATATCAGGTGGAATTGCAACATTTACAAATCCAGAACCTGCCTCCGCGAGTTCTTGACCTTTCTGTCTTGCGAATTCTGAAACCAAATTTAAGTTAGGACTACCATCAGGTAAAGGGCCTGTAGGTAAACCAAATTTCTGCATTTGTTCGATTACATTTATTGTATTATCCTCAGGCGTTGTACCACCTAATAAACCACTCAATAAAAGTAATGGGTAAGGTATGGAAATTCCTAAACTTTTACCAATAAAGTTTAGAAGTCTAAGGATATCGTCTATTAATGATTTACATTTCCTATAGTCATCAATTGCAGGTGCAATTATTGTTGCCAATTCTACCAACTTTGCGATTATTGCGTACTTTTTTAAAATTTTTGACTTCTGAACATCTTGAGCGATTGATTGAACTAAAAGTAAAATATCTCTCTTAATTAATTCAAATAACTCTTTAATAAATATTGAAGCAGCTTTTGACACAACATTCACAAAAAAGTTTTTAAATTTTTCCATGAATTTTTGTATTGAATCTATTTCGTCAGCGTATTCCTTTCCAATGGCATATAACATAACCATAATAGGAAGAAGTACTTTGGGAGATAAAAAGGCGGATACAAGTGCAATTGGTAATTTTTGTAGAAGATCTGTATCTATGGCTAATTTGATATTAAAATCATTAGGGATTTTTAATCTCCAAGAAGGATTGTCAGATGCTGAATCGATAATTTTTGTGATCTGTTCGGCAAGTACATCTGGATTATCTAAGTCTAAATTATCGATTGATTCAACCATCTGATCTACAATGTTGTTATAGTCAACGTCAACTCTTACCCCTTCACACTCAACAAATTCTAATGTTCTCATCTGTATGTTAGATATTTCAGAGTCGATGATTGCAGATTCCACATCAGTCAACTGAAAGAACGATTCGTCAACTCCATCTAATTCCGCCACTTTAGCAACTCCACTTACATCAATTGATTGTCTACTATCGAAACAAAGACCTAAAACTCTTTGTATGATAGCTTCGAATTTTTTCTTTTGTTGTAGTTCACCTAAACCTAATGACGCTTTCATATCAACAGAATTAGTTACTAAGTTTACTATCTCAGACATTAAATCAGAGGTATCGACCATTTTAATTGTTGCAAAATAATCACTTAAAAATTCACCAACGTTATTAGTTGATTGTCTATTCTTAAGGTCTACCTTGAAAAAATCTCCTGAAACTCCTCGGTCATTTTGTCTAACATAAGAGATGTTGAATAACTCTTGTTCAGATCCACCTAAATAATTTCCACCAAATTCTGTTTCGAATGTTTGTCCTGGCGATTGCATTCTCTGATATAATTCTTTATTCATTGAGAATGGAAATTCATTATAAACAGGATCTGGTTTCTCGTAAAATAATTTACCTAATCCTGTGTTGGGGTCTTGTTTTAATTTACCAAATAAATCTATCGATGAAACTGGAACAAAAATTGATGAACTAGGATTATACTTTTGTTCTTGGGCACACCCAACAGCAGTAAACATTTCACCTTGTACTATTTGTTTAATTTTCGGTTCACTTCTAGTGTAAGCTTCAAGAAATCTTCTTTTTATAAAATTTGTCGTTGCTGAACCCGAACCTGCATTTTCTTGAAAAAGACTTAATAAGTTTTTTAATTGTGATGGGACTTGTCTTTGAAACCTTTTTTTTGCATTTTTTAAATTTTCTAAGGGAGATTTAAAATTTGTATTAAATTGGTCGAAAGGTATTTTTTGATTGGCGTTTTCTAACGTCTTTGCCGCATCAGAAACTTCCTTAAATGTTTTTAAGGATTGTATTTTTTCACTTGCTTTTTTATATGAAAAGTCTAAATCTAATGACATAGTGGGTTAGAGTTTATAATTATCCTCTGAAGAGTCCACTTCTTTTTGCATTAGATTTTGTATTAAGTCATCATCCAAATCAGATAATGAGAAACTTTCAGTTTGATTATTTGCTTTTTCCCAAATTGATGATTGTAGTTTTGATAAACTAAGTTTTTTCTCAACACAATCGTTTACAATCTTTTGTTGTTTTTCAATTACAGGACCGATAGTTTGCATATCTTCAGGGTCCTTCATAAAAGATAACATTTTATTTTGGATTCTGATCGCAGTATTTCTTTGCTCTACAAGTTCATTATAGATCTCCTGCATTAGTGTGAGGATGGACTCCTTACTAAAATTTATTTCTTTTCTTTGTGGACGAGGCATATGTGATAAATAGTTTCAGTTAAATTTTCATCTTCGATTGAGTGAAAATATAAAGTTTTTTAAACCTTTTCATCGCACTTCGTATTTCTTTTGTACTTAAGTTTGTCATTTCTCTTAATGATAAGAGTATAACATTCTTATTAAATTTGTTATTGTCGGCCCCTGAAAATATTAATTCGTAATTTTCAAATAAATCAATTAGGGCATATCCTAATTTTTTTTCATTTTCATTAAGATTTTCTTCATCAATAAATTTTGTTAAATCTATAAGATATTTCCTAATCAGACCTTCGATATCCATAACATCTTCATCTATCCTATAACTCATGTCAGGTCTTTCCTCTAAACTTTGAGATATGTCTTCGTAAGATACTTTTCTATTTGTTTCTTTTTGGTCTTTGATTATTTGACCCATTAAATAATTCTTACATATCGTACCAAAATACGAATACGCTTTTTTATTTTTTGCGGGTTTAAACTTATCGACTTTCGTCATCAAAAAGGAATGAGTATCTCCATGAATTTCAATAAAATCCATATCCTTACGATATAATTTATATCGTCTGATAATTGATGATATCATTTTATCAAGAGGTCCTCTCAAGAACTCATTGTAAATTTTATTTTTTTCTTCAGATGTTTCTGCTATTAAAAAGTTTCTAACTGCAATTTCCTCTCTTACATCAAAATAATTTAAATTAACTGATTTTCTACCTCTTTTTTTTGATGACGTATCTTCTGTTTGATCAGAGACCTCGATTACTTCAGAAACCTCCGTTTGTCCAGAATTGATTTCAATCATTACTCTTTTGTTGTTTCGTATTTTATTGACCTATCGTCAACGAAGAAATATTCTTTCTTGGCTGTCTGCAACCAAAATTTAACTTCGTCATCTGTAAGAACTGATTCTCCGTTCTTATAATTCCAAAATATTGATCCTTCTCTCATATTTGTATGTTTGTATCCCATACGAGGAATAGACATAATATTAATTGAGTTATAAGTCATTCTGAGTAAAAACTCATACACGAATGTTAACTTAATAGAAGGTTTGAATCCACCGAAATCAGTTATCGCTTCTTTTTTGATAACCATACCAGCGGTTTGGAAATTTGAATAATCGTTCAAAGTTTCGTTTGTTAGGATTCCCATTTCTTGACTAAAGTTAGCCGCGAAGGTTGCCTCATTAGTGAATCCTTTAAATACTCCTTTATCATCTGTGTCGACAACTATAGGTAAAAAGGCTTGTACTTCAGGATATGCATCCATATACTTTTGTACGTTTTTAAACCAAATTGAAGAATATTCATCATCAAATTCGAAAAAAGATACCCACAGATTTTTGGCTTTTTCAATACCAAAATTCATTTGTCCTGAATATGTAGGATCTCCCTCAAATACGTATTTACTCACGTTTAAATCACCAAAATCAAATGAATTTAAAAAGGTAACCAAACTTTCTTCTTGTGTGTGAACTATGACTAATTCATCAACACCTACAATTTGGTTTTTTATTGATTGAATTGCTTTACCAAAATATTCTGCGAAATCTCTGGCTCTTGAGGATTTAATTGGTAATACTATCGAAATGTTTAATTTATCTGACATAATTAGTTATTTGTTAATTTTTTAAGTTGATTTTCAAAAACCTCAGCTCTTTTTAGTTGATGATCTGAGAAAAGATCACATACAGTTTTTTCGAACTCTAATATGTTAGAGTATTTCTCTGCAGTTTTTTCCATATTGGAAAATAATTCAGTATTAAGATTGTCTTCTAACCAATTTTGAATAAAATCAGATGCGAAATCAACAATCGTATTTTTTTCTGCAATCCAAATACCATTATCTTCTGTTAACCACTCAGGCATAAGGTTCGGAACTTTTCCTAGTACAGGTACACCACATTTCATTGATTCTAATGGGAATGTTCCAAAACCACTTTCATCATCAATCCAAATCGAAAGACAACATTCCTTCAGAGTGTTTGCAAATTCGAATTCAGATAGTCCTCTCATATCTCTGAAAGTAATCCAACGATATTGTGGATATTTTAGATAGAAAGTTTTGATAAGATTTACAGTGTCTCTTTGTTCTTTAGTATGAATTGCAACAATTGTTTTTGAAGGTAATTTTGATTTGTCGAAAGTATCTGAAATAGTCGGAGGAATGATATCATAGGTGATACCTCTCATAACTTTATCAACATATTCTTTTTGTTTCAGAGAAGTTGTTATACACTTTGTAAATCCGAATTGACTCCATGTTTCACCTGGTTGTAATGTCTCCAACATATTCGAATATGATTGAAGTAAAACTATCTTAGCTGGAGGTAAATTTTTTACCTGACTCATGATATAGCCAAAAATTTCAGGTACAACAATTGTATCATCTGGAGAAACTTCTAAATTTTGGCTTTCGATTGATTGGTGAGTAATTTCTGTCATGTATTTTTCACCTAACCATTTACCTACTCCAACGTAATCGTTTTTTTCGTGAAGAATGATAGGTTTGAAACCACCATTCTTAAGTGCCATGGCCATCTGATAAATGTATCTAACAGATCCTCTTGCGTTACCTTTAGTATCCTGAACAAAGAAGTAAATCTTAGATCTTTTTTCTCTCAATTTATTAATAGATATTTGTACTTTATCTAAGTTAAATGCTTGTTGCTCCATTTTAAAAATGTTTGATAAATTTTTTATTTAATAGACTATTGAATGCTAATTTGAAAGGGACGGTTGCATTCATTTTACTTTTTTTCAATCCTAAGTTATCTACAGGTTCAGGGTCTTCTGCTAATACAACCTCAATCAATAGTTTAACCATTTCGTATTTTATTATGTTAACTTTCATTTCAGAAGATCCGCTATAATCTACAGGATCTGTCATATCAACATACTTTTCTATTTCATCTAAATCGATGTAGTAGTTTTCTCCCATCACTTCAATCATAAAATCTCCTCCAATTTGTTTTTAAGTTCTTTAAGTGTAGTAATAGTTAAGTCAGAATCAACTTGTTTATTATATTCTGTCTCAAATTTTATAACTTTTTTATCTTTTGGGTAATTCAAAAGTAGGTTAGGATTCGCTGTAAGTAAAACGTCAACTTCACCCCACATGGAATCTATGGTCGATTCAGAATAAAATTTGACTTTTTCAACTAAACATCCAAACTTAGATAAGAAAAATAGAGAAGCTGGTTTCGACTTACCTATTTCATCAGATACAATTAAAATATCATGATTGTCTCTCATGTCATAATAAAATTCATTTAGGTCATTCATTGTTGACATCTCAACTGATGGAGAGTGACCAAATATTTCCATAGGATGTTCTTCATACATAAAAGAATAAAATTCATCTTTTGATGGAAAGGTGAAATGTTTCAATAAATCTAAAGAATCTATCGGTTCTATGACCTCATACTTAAATACAGGTTCCTGACCCTCCTCTAACTCGGGCATAAGGTCTATATTAAATTTCTCGTATGACTGTCTGAATTTAAGTAATGTGTCCCTTAAAACCCCATTCATTTCTATTCCTATTCTCATTCTTCGTATCTTTTTAAAATTTGTGTAATGAGAGGGTTTCTAACTACATCACCATCACCAAATTCATGTACACCAACACTTGGTAAATCTCTAAACTTTTTCATAGCATCCCAAAGTCCTGTTTGTGTTTTATCTTTATGTCTATCGAATTGTTCCAAGTCACCTGAAATGAAGAATTTAGAATTAAAACCAATTCTTGTTAATAGTAATTTCATTTGACTTGGTGTAGAGTTTTGAGCTTCTTCGAATATAAGAATTGAATTATCAATGTTCATT